GAAGAAGATGAGAACTTAAGAACTCAAATAGATAGTGGTTTAGTACAAATAGAAAAAGCTGTCATGGATGACATAGAAATGTCTAATGATAGAGTTGCAGTATTTGAAGCACTTAAACATCTTATTGTTGCAGGTAATGCTTTATTATTTGTAGATAAACAAGGATTAAGAGTTTTCCCATTATCACAATTTGTAATTACTAGAGACCCAATGGGTAATGTTTTAGAAATAATTACAAAAGAAAGTATTCATTATAATGCTTTACCTGAAAATGTAAGAGAAGCAATCTTATCACAACAAGGTGATAGCAAAGAAGATAGTGTTTGTGATTTATATACTTGTATAAAAAGAAAGCCTGACCACTTCATGGTTCATCAAGAAGTAAAAGGTATTAAATTAGAAGAGAGTTTTGGTAAATATAAATTAGACCAGTCTCCATACATACCTTTAAGAATGATAAGAGTTTCAGCAGAAAACTATGGTCGTTCTTATGTTGAAGAATATCTTGGTGATTTAATAAGTTTAGAAGGTTTATCAAAAGCTATTGTTGAAGGTTCGTCTGCTTCAGCAAAAACATTATTTATGGTAGCTCCTAATGGAACTACTAGAGCAAAAGCATTAGCTGAAAGCGAAAATGGCTCTATTATTGAAGGTTCAGCAAATGATGTATCAGTATTACAAGTAGGTAAGTTTCCAGATTTTAGAGTTGCAGAAGCAACAATGAGTAAAATCGAACAGAGATTATCATACGCATTTTTATTAAATGCTTCTGTAATTAGAGATAGCGAAAGAACTACAGCAGAAGAAGTAAGAATGACAGCTCAAGAATTACAAGATAGTCTTGGTGGTATCTATGGAGTTCTGTCTCAAGAATTTCAATTACCATTTGTTAAAAGAAAATTATCAGTTCTTAATAAAACTAAAAAATTACCACAACTTCCAAAAGGAATTGTATTTCCAAAAGTAGTCACAGGAATAGAAGCTTTAGGAAGAACTACAGATAGAAATAAATTAATTCAATTTTTACAGACACTCGCTGGCACATTAGGTGGCGAAAGTATAGCTCGATATGTCAATGTCACTGAAGCAATTAAAAGATTAGCAACAGCAGATGGTATTGAGACAAAAGGATTAATTAGAACAGAAGAAGATTTACAAGCTGAACAGCAAGCTCAACAAGAAGCTATGATGCAAGAGCAACAGCAATCAGCATTGTTAAGAGCAGGTGAGAAAATTGCAGGGAACATACCACCAAAAACAATCGGTGAAACAATAATCAATAACCAATAATAGGAGTAATACAAAATGGTTGATAAAGTAGAAATCACCCAAGAGCCGACTAATAGTCCAACTCTTGAGGAACAAGCAAAACAACAGGAAGAAAAATCACAACCAGAAGCACAATCACAAGTGACTTCTAGTGAGGAAAGACCTTCATGGCTTCCAGATAAATTTTCTAACGCAGAAGAATTAGCAAAAGCTTATGGTGCATTAGAAACTAAATTATCTCAAAGAGCAGAAGAAAAACCTGTTGAAGAAAAAACAGATGCAAAAATACCTGAACCTTCGCAAGAAGAAAGTAAGGTTAATACACTAGATAAATATTATACAGAGTATGCTGATACAGGAAAACTTACAGAAACAAGTTATAATGAATTAGCAAAACTTGGTTTGGACAGACAAGTTGTAGACGCTTACATAGATGGTCAAACAGCTTTAGCTGACCAAAGAAGTAATCAGATTATGTCTGCTGTTGGAGGTAAAGAGCAGTATTCAGAAATGATTAACTGGGCTTCAAAGAATTTATCTTCAGAAGAAATAAAAGCTTTTAACAGCACAATAGATACAGGTACTTTAGAGCAGGCACAATTAGCAATAGCTGGTGTCCAGGCTAAATACTCATCTAATAATGCAGAGCCTAATTTATTTTCTGGAGCTAATAGTAATGCAAGTATTGGATACAGGTCAGTCGGTGAAATGTTAGCTGACATTAACGACCCAAGATATTCTACAGATAGTGCTTTCAGAGCAGATGTAGAACAAAAAGTTAAATTATCAAACGCACTATAAAAATCACCTTATCAGGTTGGAAGGAGTAAATAATATGTATGGTAAGAAAAAGAAAAAGCCTTTGACAAAAAAACAAAAAACTTTGCCAAAGTCTTTACAAAGAAAAATCAAGAAAAGTAGAGGTATGAAGTAATGGCTAAAAGACCAGGGCTTTATGCCAATATTAATAGAAGAAAAAGATTAGGAATATCAAGACCTAAATCTAAATCTACTATATCAGCAAAAGCATATAAGAATATGCAAGCTGGGTTTCCTAAAAAGAAAAAGAAGAAAAGAAAGTAATGTTAAATTTTCTTTTGCCTTTAATGAAAAATCCACTTACTCGGATTATCGCTGACAAAACAGTATCAGCAATAAATCATTCGATTGAGAAGAAGAAGGTCATTAGGGCAAAGGAGATTGAAGCTGAAGCTAATGTAAGTATAGAACAAATACGAAGTTCTAAATCTAGTATTAAGGATGAAGTATTAACTATAAAAATTACATTAATCTTTTTAGCAATATTCTGGCCAAAGACACAGCCATGGATGGAAAAAGGTTTTGAGATACTTCGTTCAGCTCCACAAGAATTTTGGTGGGCTGTTCTAATTGTCTACTCTGGAAGTTTCGGTTTATCTACAGTCAATAAAATAAGAGGAAAAAAATAATGGCTTTAACTAAAAGACAGAAAACAACTCTTGCAAAACACAAAAAGCATCATACGAAAAAGCACATGCAAACTATGAGAAAAGCGATGGGTAGAAAGAAAAATCCTTTGTCGTTCACAAAAGCTCATAAGTTGGCCATGAGTAAAGTAGGTCGTTAATGGTTGCTAAAAAATATCAAAATCCTTCTGGTGGATTGAATGAAGCTGGTCGAAGATATTTTAAAAGAAAGACTGGAGCTAATTTAAAAAGACCTTCAAAGAAAGTTGGTAATAAAAGAAGAGCCAGCTTTTGTGCAAGAATGAAAGGAATGAAAAGAAAATTAACTTCAGCAAAAACAGCAAGAGACCCTAACAGCAGAATTAATAAAGCACTTCGTGCTTGGAATTGCTAACTCACACACTCTTCATTAAGAGGAGTGAGCCTTCACAAAGATATATTGCCTCCTAGTTATACTTGCGAGTAATAACGAAAGAGATAACAGTTGAAGTATGTGTTGGTAATTAACAATCTAAAAGGAGAATAAACTATGGCAAACGCTACAGTCTCTCGTTTAGGTCAAGTAAATGCTTCAGGTGACGCTAATGCACTTTTCCTTAAAGTATTTTCAGGAGAAGTATTAGCAACTTTCCAAAGAGAAAACCAAATGCTTAACATGACAAGTGTTAGACAAATTTCTTCAGGAAAGAGTGCTCAATTCCCAGTTATTGGAACTACATCAAGTGGTTATCATACACCAGGAAATGAAATCACTGGAAGCTCGATTAAGCACGCAGAGAAAACAATCAATATTGACGACTTGTTAATATCATCTGCTTTCATGAGTAATTTAGATGAAGCTAAAAATCACTACGATGTAAGAAGTATCTACACAGCAGAAATGGGTAGAGCACTTGCTAACACTGTAGACCAGAACTTATTACAGCTTGCTGTATTAGGTGCTAGAGGTTCAGCTACAATTACTGGAGGAAATGGTGGTAAAGTAGTCACTGACGCTGATGCAGATACAAACGCAGACAGCTTGATTGCTTCAATCTTTGAATGTGCACAAGCACTTGATGAAAAGGATGTACCTTCAACAGATAGGTTCTGCATTGTTAAACCAGCAGTTTACTACAAACTTGTTCAGAATGATAAAATTCTTAACAGAGATTTCGGTGGACAAAATGGTGTATTTAGCGATGGAACTGTAATCAAAGTTGCAGGTGTAAACATTGTAAAAGCAAATACAGCAGTAAATGCTTTCGCTAATGTTTCACAAGTGACAGGAACTAATAATACTTATCATGGTAATTTTAGTACAACTGTCGCTGTTGTGTTCCACAAGTCTGCTATCGGAACTGTCAAGCTTATGGATTTAGGCATGGAGAGTGAATACGATATAAGAAGACAAGGAAACTTAATGGTTGCTAAAATGGCATTAGGACATGGCATTTTAAGACCAGAGAGTGCTTGCGAAATCAAGAAATCATAATACTTGAAAACGAGAAGAGTAGGCCGAGTTATGCTTGGCCTGCTCACAACCTTATAATTATCATGGCATCAATAACAACAAGAACAACAGAATTAGAAGCAGTCAATACTATGCTCTCTACTATTGGAGAAGCACCAGTAAACTCACTAACAGGAAGTTTACCTACAGACGCTAGTATGGCTAAAAATATTTTAAATGAAGTAAATAGAGAAGTACAATCAGGTGGTTGGAAATTTAATACTTCATACAAATCAACATTATCAAGAGACACTAATAATAAAATTCCAGTAGCAGGTGACGCTTTACATATAGAATTAAATCCTCTTTTAGAGAGTAAAGGTTCTTATGACCCAGTTATAAGAGGAAACTTTTTATATAATCTTGCAAAAGAAAGTTTTGTATTTGATAAAAATTTAGAGAATGCAACAGTAGTATCATTACTAGATTTTGAAAATATTCCAGAACAAGCAAGAAGATATATAACAATAAGAGCATCAAGAATATTCCACGACAGAACTTTAGGAGCAAATGCTTTACATAGATTTAGTCGTCAAGATGAACTTGTTGCATTATCTATTCTGAAGCAATCAGAAGCTTCAGTAGCAGACCACTCAATATTTAACAGCCATGACCAATTTAAAACTGTTTCAAGAAGTAGGTCGCATAAACTTATAGATTAAGGAGGAGACTATGAACATTATGAATAGATTAAGACATATTTGGGAAGACCATAAATTAGAAATGGTTATCATCGGAGTTGTTTTAGTTATCGCAATAGCTATGTAAGATGCCTTTAATAACTAGAAGTATACCAAATTTGATTGGTGGTGTATCACAACAACCAGAAATTTTAAGATTAGAAAATCAAGCCACAGCTCAAGAGAATGGTTTTTCTGGTGTAGTAGAAGGTCTGAAAAAGAGACCACCAACTAATCATGTTGCTAAAATTTCTAGTTCATCTTTAAACAACGCTTTCATTCACACTATTAATAGAGATACAAATGAACGATACATTGTGGTTATTACTAATGGCAGTATTGCTGTCTATACTATTGATGGAGTTGCTAAAACAGTTGTAAGCCAAACAAACGCTACAAACTATTTAAACTCTACAAACCCAAGAGAAGATTTTAAAGCCTTAACTGTTAATGATTTTACTTACATATTAAATAAAAACAAAACAGTTGCTATGTCTTCAGCTACAAGTCCAGCAAAGATTGAACAAGCTGTATATACAGTAATCCAAGGAGTAGATAATACACCTTACTCTATTACTATAGAT